GCTAAAGCTGATGCGGTCGCCAACTACCAAGTTGGTGATGGTGCCAGTCAGCGCGATATCGTCAGAGATGCGATAGTCAACAGGCAGGGTGATGCCAGCAGATACAAAGCTAGCGACCGGAGCCTGAGAGATTGTCGCAGTGACGGTAACGCCAGCAAGCGCGCCACCTGCCAAGCTGCCCAGATAGGACGACTCGTAAATATCGAAGCCTGCGGTGTTCTTGAACATCATGCCCTTGACATACGCTTCCTTAGCAATGTCGGTAAGGGTCTGACGGCCTGCCAGATCAGCAGACACACGCTGCGCGTCACGGTCGTTCACGAAGAAAGACTGACCAGCACCGACGTAGGCTTGACGCTCACGAAGGATGGTATCAGCGGTCTTGATGAAGTCGTAACCAGCAGTGGTGCTGCGGTAGAACAGAGAGCCGGTAGTGGCAACACGTTGCGCAATACGGGCGTTCTGATCAGCGCTCAGGCGTTGAGCAGCAGCGGCGGCACGACGATCCATGAATTTGCGGTCACGGAAGTCATCAGCGCGCAGTTTGAACAGGTCGTTTCGCGGCGTACCGAGTACGGACGGATACGACAGTTCCAGCACGTCACCGAACGCAGAGTCGGCGAACTCCCAGCCCGAGATAACCGGGGCTTGCTGCTCAACCTGACGCCATTCTACGTTGTTGCTGTTTTGCGCGTTTGCGCCGGTCATGTCGTAATGACTGACCAATTTGGACATTTGGTCTTGAGCTTCAAACTGCTCAGTTACCATATCGAACATGACGCGGACTTCTTTGGCTGTACTAAGTGCCATGATTAGGCGCTCCTATTAAATATAACCGTGTTGGCGGAGCAATTCAGACTGTCCAGCGGCAATGAGTTTCTTCTTGTACTCCCTGAGCTGGTCGCGGTTGGCCATGCCATCAAGTTGCTTGAGCCGCTTGAGGATAGCGCCACCAGTGTTGGGCGTACTGCCGCCAGACACAGGCCGATCTGCTGCCGGTGCTTGGCTGATTTTCTTTTGAGCTGGCTCGGTTGAGAGCTTCGCAGCGAGCCGACCAATGTGGGTCATGGCCTTTAGGCCGGTCGGGTCTTGCTGGATAAGCTGTGCAACCTTGTCACGCTCTGCTTGGTTTAGCCCCAAGTGGTAAACCACTTTTTCGGAGCCTTCACCGATTGCGTCAATCAGTTGGTCAACCGCCATATCGCCAAACGTGTCACGGAGCGACTTTTCAGCAGGAATGAAGTCGTCAGCGCTAACGCCAAGTGACTCAACCCGCTTGTAATGCTCCGTCACGGACTGCTCTAGCTGCTGCTGCATGATCTGGGCGCGTTGCTGTTCCAGCCGTGTGCGCTCAATCTCCTGCAATTTCTGCTCAAGCGTTTGATTCTGGTACTGAGTAAGCGCGGCTTGGTACTTGGCTTCGTCGTAGTCGCACGACTCAAGCGTGGGCACTGTTGCCGGTTTGCTCTGCGCCTGCCCGCTGCCCATAAGGGACAGTTGGCGAATCAAGTCCTCGTTCTGCTTCTGTAGCCGTTCCTTTTCCTCTCGCTCAGTGCGGCGCTGTTCGCGCAGCTTTGTGAGCTTGTGAATAGGGACTTCGACCATCTTCTTGCCGCTTGGCTCTGCCTGTTCAGCGCCCGCATCAGTCGTTTCAACAGGTTGTTCGCTTTCTTCTTCCGCGCCCTGTGCGGTTTCTTCCGGCTCTGTGCTGGGCGGCACTTCCTCGGCTTTCAGCGCTTCTGCTGCTTCACGTTCCAATGCTTCCAGGGTAACTACACTTTCGTCAGCCATGCTTGCTCCGGCATGTTCGGTTAATTGGCCGCGTTTATGCCCGCGTAGGCAGTTGATAGAGTAGCACTATGCTTAATTGAGTCAAGGCTATTGATAGTGGCAGGCTATTGATGCTGGCAAAAAGAAGCCCGCGCTAGGCGGGCTGCATGTATTGCATTTGTCTATCGAAACCCAGAAACCAATAGATTCTGCCTTTGCTCCATGATTCGACCACGCAACGCCATAGCCAGGCGTTCGGCGTTGTCCAATTGTTTGGCGTCCACATTGGCCAGCGTTTCGGCGGTCTGTGCGCGGGTACGTTCTGCGTCTGCCAGCGCGCGGATGGTGTCGGCCTGCGCTTTCTCGCCGAGGGCTTGATCTTTGATTGCCTGGGCCTGCAACGCCTGAGCAACGGCCATCTGCTGCGGGTCTGGCTGCTGCGATTGCTGCTGTAGTTGCTGCATGTACTGCATATCCTCCGGGGTCTCCGGGTCGATAATGCCCATCTGCAACAGGTTGCGGCGAGCGTAGCGGCGCAGGATCTCCATGGACTGGCCATCCAGCAGCGTCAGGTACTGCATTTGCAAGATGCTGAGCAGTTGCGGATCCTGCGTGCCTTGCATGATCTGCATCAGCTCTGCGCGGGTCTGCTGCTTCTGGCTCTGGAATGTCGGGCCAATATCTACATAGACCTCAAACGCGCCCTTGGACAGATCGTTCAGGGTCACCCATTGCCCGGTGGCCATGTCCTGCACTTGCTCCATCAGCATAGCGCGCGACTCTGAGCCATCAGGGCCGGTCAATGCCACTTCGCGCGGCGTGTCGTAGATTGAGCGGGCCATGCTGGCGTAGATTTCACCATCACGGCGTAGGGCTGTAGCCAAGTTATCCAGATACACAAACGACTGATTGTCGATGCGCGACTGTACGGCCATGATTGCCTTACCGCTCGCTGCTGGGTCTAGAACGTCCTGCGGCATACCGGGACTGGTCACGTCTTCCACGTTCTGGCGCGTGGCCTGAATGAGCGCAGCGGTGGCCTCTGGCACGTTCTCTGGTTCGATGTAGCCAAGCGGGCCGGGTGCAAGCGGGTTGCCGGCTGAGTCGGTGTCGTTCAGCAGGTAATATGGGTAATTGTTCTGGCTCTCCCACATATGCCCAAGCCCTTGCACCTGCTTAGGCGTAAAGATTGGCTTGCGGCGTGGGCCTTTAGCTGCGATGTCGGCAAGGTAGGACATCTGCATGTTGTACAGGCGCTGCGGGTCTTTGGCTAAGCGAGTGATGCCCGACCACACCTCAGTACCTTCGACGAAGTACCAATTGCCGTACAGCGGGACAATCGGGATATGCTCGCCAGCGATGCGCTCCGGGCCGTACAGGATGCGCTCACCACTGACCAGATACTTGTCCACGCAGTAATATTCGCGCTTTTTCTGGCCGATAGTCGTCCAGCCCTGCGCCAGCATGTCGTCCAATACATCCTTGATCTCAGAGCGCTTGAACACCTGCGTACCCAATGCCGGGTGCTGCATGATGACGATGCGCTCGGACTTCTTAACGCGGTCGTAATACTCGCCGATCACATACTTGTTTGCATTCGTGCGCCATGGGAACACGTAAGACTTGGCCGGGCTTGAGAAATTCGACGGACACTCAGGATCAAACCCGTATTCCTCTGCCAGATTCTTGAACGAGTCTTCGTCAAGCTGGGTCAGTACGCTGCACCACATGGCGTCTGACTTGTCCATGCGCTTTGCGCCGGAGTCGAAGAACACCATGTTATTGGCTTCGTGGATCGGAACACGCCGGATCACCTGGCGATTGTCCATGTCGTTGTCAGCGTTGGCGTACTCGGTCACTAAGCGCCATGCGCCGAAGCCTGCATCGATCATATCCCCGACTGCAACGTCAACGGCTTCCTTGCTCATGTTGTTGCGCATGTCGGTGCGGTACATGCCGTTAAGAATGTCGGCTGCGTCAGGATCTGCGCCGTCTTGCGGCTTGAAGTCCGGGCTGATCTCGTTGGCGCGCATCTCAGATAGCAGGCGCTGGCGTTCTTTCCAAATCAGGTTAAACTCGCCGCGATACTCAAGGTTGCACCAGTCTAGGGAATCGTCCCACTGGGTAACGCGGGCAAACATCAAGTCATCCGCCGACCGTTCGCGCACGTCCTGAGTGGCCGACCACGCGCGGTCTTGGCGGTCTTTAATCTCTTCAAGCTTCGCGGCTTTGTCCATCTATCGGAGCCTCTTAGGCGTAATCGGGCGCGGAATGTGTACCGCTGTCGCAGTTGGTTTTACGCACTCATGCCGTTGCTTAGCATAGCGCGCCATCATGTAAGCATAGCGCGTGGCGCTCAATAAGTCGTCAGCGACCTTGACAATGTGGCCGCTTTCGTCCCTGTGGTAGTTCATCTTTTCCTCAAACCACGGCGCGAGGTGTTTGAATACCTTAAACTTGCCGGTTTCCATGCGATTGTACAGCTCAACCAGTCCCGCCTCCACGCCATTGCCACCGCTTGGCCACGTCGCATGCTCTGGCATCATCTGCCACCCGGCTTGATGGTAATAGTTGCGCTGTTGCTCACCACTACCTTTCTCGGTTTGTAGTCCGTCATGCGGCCATGCTGTCGGCACGCCTTGCGCCCACTCTCGTACGGCTGACCATGCGACGGCTGGCGAGACTTTGCTTTGCTTCCATGCGTGCGCTAGGTAATAGGTGTCAGTGTCGCGGTCAATCCATAGCTGAACGTGAGCCTGCGGGTGATCCCACCCGAAGTCCAAACCATTGACTACCCACCAATGCTGCGGACACTCGAAAGGCTCGCACTTGATCTGGTCGTCGCCAATGTCAAAGATCAGACCAGCGCCCAGCAGCGGCAAGCCCTTGGTTCGCATGTCGCGCTGCCACTCTGGATAGGATGACAGCAGATCCTGCTTTGTTGCCTCAGTGATATGCGGCGCGTCATCCCACGTGGCGCGCTGCATGTACTGCCCACCCGCTGGCTTGTCCATGAATTGCACGACTAGCTCAGTGCGCCCGTTCTCCGGTGTGAACGTGAGAATGCCGCGCCCACCTCGGCCTTGGTCGCCCGTAGCTGTACGGGTCAGCACCTGGGGATAAATGGTCTTGTCTTTCGGCTCTTCGTCGATGTGATACCAGTCAACCGAGTCACCCATGATGGCGTGCTGACCTTGACTGTACGACCAGAACTGAACGGTTGAGACGCCACCACTTGAGTGCTTGACGCGAACCTCACGCATAGCCCCACTGGTGCCGCTGGCTGACTTGTGGTCGATGATTCGGTCAGCAGGTACAAGACCGCCCGTCCATTTGCCGCCCTCAAGACGGCCAAACAACGGCGTCTGCAACAGGTCGCGGGTTTTCTCCATCGAGAACCCAAGCAGCCAGCAGAGCGGGGCTTTGTCGAATTTGTGACCCTTGAAGGTTTCCGGGTAATCGCCAAGCAAGTGCATGGCGTCAATCGTTAGCCCGGTGCGGGTCTTGCCGACGCGGTTTCCCGCCATCAGCATGCAGGAAGTATGAGACGCGGTGGCCTCAATAAACTTGAGCTGCCATGCGTACAGGGTATCAAACTGCAAGCGCGCCAAACGTTGAGCCTGGCGGCGCTTCTTTTCCTCAAGCAGCGTTAGAAGTTCAACCTTCTGCGCCGCTGATAAAGGCGGCAATGCGCTTGTCAATGTCTTCCTCCGTCAAGTCGCTCAGGTTTACGCTACCGCTATGCTCGGTCTGGATTTTGTCGCCGTATCGCTTGGGCGCACGCCGCGCAGCTACCCACTTTAACGCGTCAATCTTCACTCGGTCGGCTGGCGCTTTTTCTGAGTCTGTCGCCATAGCTGATTCGATGATCTCAGACTCGAAAAGGTCAGCAGCAGCAGCCCGCGCGCGCGTGTATTGTTCAACATCCTCGGGCGTAGAAGTAACCCAATTCAGAATGGTTCCAGGCGAAACCCCATAACTTGTCGCAATGGCTCGCAATGTATCGCCGTCCGCCACTCGCTTGCAGATGTCATCCGCCTTACTCATTCAACCCCCCAGCAACTTACTAAACGGAATGTTAGTGCCTGCAACTGCTGCAACGGCACCGCCAATGGTAATCATCTGGTTTCGGTACATCTGGTTGGCAATATCGAGGATTGGCTTGTTGCTGGCGTTGATCAGGCGCAGGTCGGTTACTTCCTTGCGCGTTTCAATGACCATCGTTTTCAGTTCGTCCTGATCGCGCTGAGTGTGCCGAAGCTCAATGACCAGTTCGCGCACCTCGCCGCACAGATCAGAGATCTTGCTGATGCTTTCCGTGTGCATGGTCTTGATGGTTCTGAACTCTTCCCGTAACAACTCGTTCTCGGTCTGCATCCTGTTTCATCCTGCTGATTTTTCGCCCGTCCCGGATGTGGATGGCGAGCATTGAAAACACGACGAAAATGGCGACTAGAACAAGTGTCTTGATTTCGCCCACTTTCGCCACTCCATAGCAACAACAATTAAGAGCCATGCGGTAATCCCTGCATCCACATAAGCCAGTTTGTCTAGGAGTG